ACAATGTAAATTTTCATCTTTAAAGATAAGTGAATTAGCATTACATAATCCTTGCATAATACCTCTTGATTTCATCCAAAAAATAGAACAAAAAGAACCTGAAAAGAAAATACCTTCAACGGCGGCAAACGCAACTAACCTTTCGGCAAATGACGCCTTTTCAATCCATTCTAAGGCCCATTTAGCTTTCTTTTGAACGGCAGGTAATCTATCAATCGCATTGAAACATTCGTCCTTTTCTTTCGCGTTTGAGATATACGTATCAATCAATAATGAATACATTAATGAGTGAATGTTTTCCATAGCCAATTGAAAACCGTAGAAAAATTTAGCTTCAGGATATTGAACTTCGCGATAAAAGTTTTCAGCTAAGTTTTCATTCACAATACCATCTGACGCTGCGAAAAATGACAGTACATTCTTAATAAAGAATTTTTCGTTTTCTGTCAAATTTTCCCAATCTCTGATGTCATTTGTTAAATCTACTTCTTCTGCTGTCCAAAATGCGGCTTGGTGTTGTTTGTAAAATTCCCATATATCATTGTGTTCAATTGGGAAGATGACGAACCGACCAGGATTTTCTGTTAATATTTTTTCCATAATTTTTAATTAATTTAAGATTGTTGTTCTTTTTGCTTTTTCTTTTCTAAAAGCTCTTTGATTCTATTTTTGTTTCTTTCTTCTTTTTGTTCTTCCAAACCTAAGAAAGTCATACTTTGTTCTGTGTCTATTTCTAACATTCCGTTGTCAAATTTACAGTTTTCAAAAACAACACCGTCTTTACCAATTCTTGATTTGGTAATGGCGATTGTTGCCAAATTCATTTCTTTTTGTTGTAGACTCTTGGCTACTGTAATGATTACGTGACCAACCTGAGCCTTTTTAATTGACCCACCCATTTGGTCTGTTGTAACCACTTCTGACGAAATCGAATTACGATTTCCTTGTGTTGCGGTCCAACCTGCGATGTCCAACTCATGACACATTGCTTCAAACCCTCTCATTACTGAACCTTCACTTTTCCATTCATCACCCAACATCTTGTCAGGAACAACACAGTCGATGTAATCTAAAATAATCATATCAACTCTAGTTCCTTCAGCCATCATCTTTCTAACCTGATTTTTGATTTGATTCATGGTCACAGTATCGGAAGGTAATTTTTTAATAATTAACTTATTTTTCATAGTTTCCTTAATGTGTTTTACCTTCGCCATAACTTCATCTCTATATTCAGACATGTCATCAGGATGAATCCCGGTCCAAAGCGTAAAGTGTTTTCTTTGGATAATTTTTGGGTTGTCTTCAAAAAATATTTGAAGAACGTTGTATCCCAAGTTGAATGCGTGGTTTGCAATTTTTGTAGTGAAAGTTGACTTACCAACACCTGTTGGTGCCAAAATAACTCCAATTTCACCTTTAGCCAAACCACCTTTCAATAGGTTGTCAATACCTGCAACTCCAATTGGAATTGGGTGTCTGTAATCATCGTTTAGAACCTCATCAAGGTTGAAGAAAACATCGGTTGTTCCCTTATCAACCTCACCAACTTGTAATGCCCCTCTTACCATTTCTTCTAAGTGGTCATAACTTTCAAAATCACCCTTATCAATAATTGATTGAGCTTTGGTCATAACCTTCTGTAATTCTTGTTGTTTACAGAATTTTAATGACTTTTCTTGAACAAATAATGAACCGTCATCAGACACATCTTTTACTTGTTGTAATGTATCCAAAACGCTCTTTTGAGCCATCGGAGAAGATATTTCTGACTTTGTAAGTTGCTCTAATGTATCAAATGTTGGAGTATGTTCATATTTTGAATAGAACTCCTTAATCATTTGACAAATAATACGAAAATATTGGTTGTCAAAATAGTGTGGGTCAATAACTTCAAGAATGGAATTTGAGAAATCTTTATATAAAATAATATTGTTTAATAATTGAATTTGAAAAGTATTTCCTAAGTATCCGAAGTTTTTTTTGTCTGACATATTCTGTATTTTTTTTTCTTTGTATATGATAAATATGACTAAGCCAACGAATAATTAAGGTAATTATAAGATAAATTTTTATCTGAAAAAATGTCAGTTAAGTCTTTTAATATCGTTTTTATCGTTGGTCGTATATCCAGGGTATATCTAGCCTTTGGTGGGTATACTTTAGCGTCGATGATGGTATGACAAATTGTCTCATTTCCAATTCGAATAATCAAATTAAAAACTTCTGGACCATCAGTATTTGATGTGTCTAAGATAGATGGGTCTTCTTCAATTTGGAACCGATTTTCCAACATATAGAAAACTGATTTGTTTCTTAGTTTTGTTTTTAACTCTTCTGACAATGATTTCATGTAGTTCAATAACTCAATACTATTTTTAGCCTTTTGGTTAATGTTTCTTACATTGAAAAAACGTTGTACGACGAAGTTGTCATTTAATGTAATTAGAAATTCAACTTTAGTAATGTCCTGATTTTCTTTCATAATTTTAGTTTTTTGTTTTAAATTTTGTTTTTTCTTTTCTTGTTAACTTTAAAAATGGTTTTAAAAAATAAATCCAATTATCATCTGTTTTTGGTAGATACTTAAATAACCCGTCTTCCATCATCATACGTATTAGGTTTTTATATCCCCTACCATCAGGGTCCAATGATTCTGAATAATATGCCCTAACCAAATCTTTACCTTCTTGATTTATTAGAGGTTCACTTAAATCAATTAGTTTTTTATTAATCACATAATATTCATCACCAAATATACCATCTTTTGTTTTACCAGACAAAAGATTTTGTAATGATTTGTTGTCTTTATTTTCTTTAAGGAGTTTTTCCCCTTTCGATAAAATATCGGATAATTCCACTTCTTTTTCAAGTAGCTCAGGAAAAAACTTAATTAAAGTCTTTTCACCTAAATAAAAAATACCGTCGATATTATCAGATGAATCACCTGTAAGGATTTTAATTGTTTTGACATTATAATGGGGAACTTCAAAATCACTCATTTTGATAGTGTCCCCCATCTTATAATATCTTTTTGTGGATGGTGAATAGATAGAAACCTTTTCAGATATAAGTTGTGTAAGGTCTCTATCACTTGAGAAAATTGTTTTATTCTCGTCTTCAGAAATTTGACAGTAATACGCAATTAAATCATCCGCTTCTGAATTTTCAACTTCAAGTTGTCTAACAAACATCTCTTCAAGATATTGCTTAACTCGTTGTTTTTGTTCATCATAAGAATCTTGTTTAATCTCATTAGAATCGTTTCTACGGTTTAATTTATACTTGGGGTATATCAACCTTCTCTGTGATGAGTTCGTGTCACTATCCCAAAATACTACAACTTTATTATAGTTGTTCTCCTCTAAAAACTTTCTTAAAGTATTCAAAAAGTGCCAAATGGCCCCAATATGTTTTCCTTTGTGGAAATAATCTTTTACTCCATGAAAACCAATTTTCATCAAATTGTTTCCATCAACCAATAAGGTTTTTGTCACTTTTTTTGTTTTTAATTGTTACTACTCTACTTCTTCTTTTTCTGCTTTCAAATCAAAGTCACCATCAACTCCGATTATTTCCTTCCAATACTCGGCATATTCTTTTTTGTATTGTTCGATTGATGCCTTTTCTTCGGAAGCTTCTTTTCCCGGTAAGAACCCGTGTGGTGTTACGATAATCTTTCCATCTTCGAAACCAAGTCCGTTGATGTGGTTTTTCATAACAGACACCTTAGTTCTTGATGCAAACTTCACAGTTCTCTTATCTTTAGTTGCTGTAATTTTTGTAGTACCAGCACCTTTTTGATTTCCAAATAAGAATACTAATGAAGAGTTCAACCAAATAGCCTCGCCACCTTTTGCCTTAATTTTAGGTTGTCCAAATGGGTTGTCAGGTAATTCAACCCAAGGTTGATTAACAATGATTAGGGTATTTTCGTATTTAGAGTCCGCTTTACGTGAACCTGAAATACGTTGGTTAATACCCATACCAATCTTGTCGGCCAAAACACTTGCGTTGTGTTGTTTACCTCCTTTACCCTCGTAAGTCATTTTACAAGGAACAGAACCAACTGAGTCCCACATAATACACAATGAATAATCTAAATCACCCTTTTCTTGAGCGTCTAACAAATCATTAATGTAATCTGTGATTTGTTCAATATAATCAAAGTTATTATTGAATATATAGAACCCGTCCCACTCTAATTCTCCCGTTTCTGTATCAACAACTTCTTCACATTCAAACCCCATCAACTTAGCGTGGTCAAACGACCATTTTTGTTCGGTGATGATAAATACAGGTAAAATACCTTTCTTTTGAGCATCAACCGCAGTTTTAACTAATGCTGTAGTCTTACCTGTATCTGAATGTCCTAAGAACATATTGATGTGTCCCATAGCAGGACCAGGTAGACCAACTGCATCCAAAAACGGAGCACCAAGGTCAAAGAATCTTTGTGGTTTATATTTTGCAGAGGTGGAAAACTTTTTTTTCAAAGACCCAAAGTCATTCTTCTTAATAGCCATTACAGTTCGTAAATTTTAAAGTTTTTAATAGTTTCCAACTTGTCGTTTGCATTAGTTAGTTGTTCAACCAAATTATCCATTTCTTCGGTGTGTTGTGGGTGCTCACCAATTCCTACAGGGTTTGTAAAATATACATATAATCTTGCCTCAGCATCTGCAATTTCAGACTCGTATTTTTTCACAAGAGCATCTTTTAATTTTTCTGCTAAAAATGTGTTCATTTTTTAATTTTTTAAAGTTAATAAAAATCGGGCTTAGGTACAAAGCCCGATTATGTTTTTTTGATTTAGAATGGTAAATCTTCTGATGGTTCTTCGTTTGCTTGTGGGTCAACAACAGGTGTTGTTTCTTGTTTTGAACCTCCAAGTGAAATTTCAGCCGCTTCACCGTAAACATATTTTTTAAGTTCAGATGACCACATTGGTGTTTCACCAACTGCGACCGCCTCTAAATATTCTACAGGTTTTTTAGAATATACATCATTCCATGTTAATTCATCTTGAATCCATCCTTCCATGATTGCCTTATCCTCATGTAGTGGTTGTGGGTCATCATACATAATAGTTTGGATTACTGTGTACTCTTTTCCTTGTGGTGTTTTTGCCTTTGTAAGTTCAATAATTAAATCACGACCTTTTTCGGCGTTGGTTACATCGCCTTTAGCTTTCCAAATAGGT